AAGCGTAGAGTGAAAGCTGAAATACTTGATCAGCTTTTGGGTGATCTTTAATCTTAGAAGTTCAATAGAACTTATGGGAGTTAGTGATGAGTGAAAAATTCACTAGGGCTGGGGACATAAGGGGTCATGAAAAATTTGTTGATGAGTTCGAGCAAACTGATTTCATATCTGGATTGCCTGAGCAATATGTCATCACTGACGACAGCTATTATGCAAACTACAAAACGCATAAGAAGCTAGGCTCCAACATCAATAAGAACTTGAATGAGGAATATATCCCAGTTGTGGGTGGTCTTATTGATGCCAGCAAAATAGGTCGTAACGAGCCTGATGTTTTTTACAAAATGTTAGCAAAGAAAACACATCAAAATGCCAGTGCGTTGTATGGAAATACACACGACATAAGCTGCAAGATGCTCTTTGTTAGGACGGATCACAAGCAATTATATAAGCGCGTGTTCAGGCTGAAGCTGAAGGTTCAGCCAGAGTATTATGACCTTGTGCATAAAATAAAAAAGGGCAAGCCGGAAGCTGATGCCAACACTCGGCTTGTCCTAATGACAACCCGCTCAAGCATTGATCACTTCTATAAGCTTGATAGGATCAGGCAGAAAGCAGAGAGGGTTTCTAAAAGAAAATATGATCGGCACAAGCTTATCAAGAGGGCAACGCCAAGATGGGCTGATCATAGGGCTATCAACATAATCTATTCAGAGATGAGAAGATTAAACGTGCGTGATGGCAGGGGCGTGTGGCATGTTGATCACAAGTTCCCACTAGTCTATCGGGGCAAGGATGGATCGCAGGGTTCCGGCCTACACATCCATCAAAACCTGAAGATAATCTTGGCGAGAGATAATCTGAAGAAATCTAATAGGAGAGTTGACTGATGAATATAAAACCTAACCTAACCAAGTTTGAGTGCAACGCTATTGATGTTGCGCTCGACAACCTGATCGAACAGCTAACCGATCCATACAGCAAAGACAACCGCGAGAAATTGCAGTGGTCTTTGTCAGCGCAAGTTGCATTGCAGAGTGCTGTTGAGGACAGCATAGAAGACTATGCCGATGGGCGTGTTGATATCGGTTACGCTATCGCTAGATGCTCAGAGATTATGAGCGTCAACATACAGCCTAATAGTACATTCGACAGCATCATGATGCGTAAGATGTTGTGTGAGTTTATTGACGAGTTAACTAAAGCTAAGGGAGAATAAAGATGAGTATTGAATTAACACCGGAAGAGTATGATGCAAAGTCTTCAGAGGTTGTTGTCAAGATATCGGAACGGTTCTTGAGGCAAAGACTTCCCGATGATTGGCATGAATGGGAAAACGAAGTGATAGACCGTTTCCTTTTGGAAGAGGCTTTGCCCCCATTTAGATATGCCAATGCCGATGATATGTACGAGTTAATTACTGGAGTTGGATTAGATATCATGAACATCTTAGGGTTTAAAGATGCCTCAATTGACTATGAAGAATTGAGAAAGATAGAGGAGCGTACCAATGAACTATACGGTTAGCTGGCATACTGCACCTGAGTACAGGTATCGTGGCGTGGTTTACATGCCTCATGTTGACGAGCAACACAATGAGGATGGCTCGCTTGATGTTCGGAAAGTTTTCCATGACATCTATGATGAAACAAAAGTGGCTGGAGATTACGGGGTTGTTACCCCGATATTCTCTGCCGATCATTCGCCGTACAAGTTTATGAGTGAGGATGAGTTCCAGTATCACGTTGATATGATGCTGCATGAGTGTCCTCACTGCGGCAGAAGTTCAATCAAATAGGGGGGTGATCATGAAAGATTACATTCAGTTTACCGCCGCACTTATGCTGATGGCTGTAGGTGCTGGAACCTTAGAGACCGCCGGATCAAGCATGCTGCTTGGCACTTTACTTCTATATGGCGGAACGCTATGGTTATGTTATGCAACTGTACTTCTGGCGCGGAGAGGATCATGAACTTAGATGAGGCTAGAACAGCTTACAATTTAGAGTGTCACAAGTTGGGAAAGGTTCCCCTGCTTGTTGCCTCAATGACATACGACAGGATCAGTGAACAATATACATTGTCCAATTCAAAGGATGGTGACTTTGCTGATCTTGATGCTGGCGGGAAAGTCCTGCGTATGCACTGGAACATTACCAGCTAGGGTGTAGCGGGTTAACGGTAGGTGCAGGACGCCGTTGAGTCCAAGATCAGCTACACCCATTCTCCTTTTCTGGGTCTTGGATATCCTGTAAAACTTAGGGGTAGCACCGGCAAGTGCTGCCCCTTTTTTTATTCCTGTTTTATTAGGCACTCGACAGTGGCTGCTGCATACCCAGCCTTATCCAAGAAGCTATCGTAATGCTCTGGCGTTTCAACAAGCCTAGCAGTTTTTACTGCATCCATACAAAGCCCCACCTCTATAGGCGTGACCTCTCTGTCTAATATAACTGACCATAGCTTTGCGATCCTAGTGAAGTTATCAAGAGGCGAGCCGTAATGATCCCCCCTTGCATCAATAATTTGTGCTGCTTCTTGAAGCAATAGCTTTCCCCTTCTCATCGTTCCCATTCCTTGTAAAATTTGTTAATGCTCGACACTATTTTTTCCACGCCATCGTTCCACAAATCTTTCATCTGCTCTTTGCTCAATGGCTTATCATCCAAAATGTTCATTAGAACTTTTGAAAGTTTTTCTCCGGCTCCATGTCTTACTTCAGCTAAACAACCACTAATTTTTTTACGCTGCATAAACTCTTTATTTGTTGGCTCTGTCTTTGCTGCGCTGTTTGCCCTTGGACTGTATGAAGATGCCTTAACGCCAGAGAGATTGGCTTTATAGTAATCTGATGCCAGCCTGTCTATCACCATGTACTGATCGATAGACACAACCTCATCGTTCAAAAGCTTGTCCAATATGTTTTGGTCAATCACTTTCAATCGTAGGGAGTGGCCCTTGCCAAGGAACTCTGGCCTCAGTGTGCAGTGGTTAGTCAGATTTGGCGATCCGAAGTCAGGCTTTGTACTACTCAAAACGGAATGTCCTCTTTTGCCTCAGCGTAGGTAGTGGGAGACAGCATCTCATCATGGTATCCGGTGTGATATGTTGATGTCGTCCTATCAAAAAACAATTCTGTATGTCCCTGCTTTCCAACCCAACTAAACCTACACTTCCATATGTGTATCTCTGACCCAGATGTCTCCGGCTCAGGCCGGTGAACCGACAGGCCAACATCTGCCTTGGCAAACCAAGCAGCCGATCCAGATATATCATAGCCCTTTGGTACAGGAACCTTTCCATCTTGACCACGCAACATCTTTGTCGGGTGCGCTACAAACCATAGATGGATGCCATGTGCCTGAGCAAATACGCGAAGCTGCGTTAGCATATCGGAGATCCAATCGGTCTCGCTCTGATCACCCTTGGTCTTAGCGATGTAGTTGTATGGATCAATGACCGCACCCCTGATGCCGTGTCTAAGGACAGCAATCTTTAACCGCTCGACTATACTCTCAATGGTAGACTGCGATCCGTCAGCTTGGTACAGAAAAGAAAAGTGCGCTTGAACAAATTCCTTTCCTCTCTTCAGCTCCTCAGTTGTCATCCTTGGTGTGAGCCCAGTGAAGAATGGTTTTCTAATATGCTTGCTTGCCATCTTTGCGATATGCAAACGCGGCTCATTCTCGAAAGAACATAGCGCAAACTTCCAACCCTTTGATTCCGCAAGGTTAACTAGTATCTGATCTATAAACTCAGACTTGCCGGAAGATGGATGCCCAGTGACAACAGTAAGCTGACCATCAACGACAGTGTAGAGTTCATCTACATTGGCATAGCCTGTGCTTTCGCCCTTGCCCATTCCCTTTTCAAAGATCTCGTCAACCTCTTCATAGAAATGCTCCGCATCATACAGGCCAGAGACAGGCCAAGGCTTACAGAATGCTGCCAGATCATCAAGCTTTTTCTTTCCATGCTTGGTGAGTACATCGTTGGCATCCTTGCAATCATCAGGCCACTCAACTTTCCAGCACCTGTCCTTGCCGATACGCCGCGCCATCTCCTCTGCCATAGCCTGACCGGCGCTGTCTCCGTCCGTAGCGATAACAACTCTGTCGGCTTTGTCTATTTGTTTCTTGGCATTCCATAGGAACTGAAACTTGTTGTCCTCATGCGGGTCTATCTTGCCATCAACAACCTTCATGACAGCACCATTCGGCACTGACACAACGCTCTTATAACCGCACTCCAAGAACGAGAGGACATCCATCTCGCCTTCACAGATTATCAGCCAGTCGTTGC